ATACGATGTGTCTGGTTTTCCGTCGGGTTGTTTCTTGCTGTCACCGGTGGGCTGGTTACTTCTTCCAGTTGGTCCCAGGCCGCGGATAGCGGCTGCCTGTTCGGCCTTCTTCTGTTCCTCGAGCGGCTTTTCAAACTTGTAGTAAATTGCCGCCAGTGCCTTGCGCGCCTTTGCTACCAGTCGCTCGTCGCGCGATTCAAGCACGATCCGCGAGATATCGGCCTTGCTCTGTTCAAAGTTGGCCTCGGTTACCTTGCCAAGCATAGCCACATAATCTTTGTCTTCGCTGTCAAACAGAATGACTACGCGAATGCCGTCCGATAAGCGGCCATCTTCCAACTCGAGTTCCTCGAACTGTTCCTGAGTAATCTCTCCATTCTCAACCATGCGCTGTCGTTCAACGCGAGTGGTCGTCACCTTACCGATCAGGTCGCGCTGGCGTGACTGGGAGCGGATGGATTGGATCTCGGCTACCTGCCGGTCCTGGGCATCATCCTGGAAGTCAAAGGTCATGCGCACCGTGGGCGGGAGGAACTTGCCATCGAACTGCTTCTCAGTCGTTTCAATGAGTTGCCCTGGCCCCTTGCCGCGCTGTTTCATATGCTGTACGATTGCATCAGCTTTAGTAGAACCGCCTTCAATGGCCGGGCATAGCTCTCGTGCATCCATGCCGCAGGCCATTGCTACCACGCTCATCGCCAGGATGGTCGATTCCTTCTCGTCGAAACCATCTGGCACCGAGGCCATATCCACCACGTTCAGCTTTGGATCAACAATGTTACGGTTACCGGCCACGATGGTTTTCGAGAAGCGCTGCAACCCACTGTTGCGCATCGACGTTTCGGCTACACGCACCGCAGTAATAATGTCATCCGGGTCAAGGCCGCCCCCGGTAATGATCAACTGCCGCTGTGGTCTACTGCCGAGTTTCTCTTGTTTATACACGGCAATATCGATCAGGTTCTGCGCGGCGTTGATACATCTACTTACCGCCGAGAAACCGACCCCGTTCATGCGCACATCAGTCGACGGAAGCTGAGAGAACATCATCACCCGCGTCCAATGCAGCTTGTACAATCTTCCGCTGATATCCTCGTAGATAACCGGATATTCGCTGTTACCAGTCCGGACACAGCGGCTTGAGTCGAGATGTGCCACAGTAACCGGCAATCCGGTTAGCTCGCCGTCCACCGGTCCTGGCCCAATAATCTCAGCGAACGCACCGTTGTCCTGGGTGAGAAGATCAGTGATCATGCGCTCGTAAAACGACTTCCAGCCCTCACCGAACTGCGACCCGTTGATAAGCACGTCGGTCATGCGCTCGGCCATTGCTACCGAGGTTTTATTCGACTTGTTGCGCGCCTCGATGCGCACAGGAATAGCGGTCATCTTTGCCGCCATGTTGTACACCGCACCCGAGAGATGGTCCGAGCTATGCGTAAACGCTCGTAATTCCATATCCCTGCGCCTTGACCACCACGGAGAAATAATATCGTTGACTTTTGCCAAAAGCATCAGTAGCGACACCGGGCTTGTATAAGGTTGCTGAGATACCTGGCTCTGGATGGTGTTCTCAATTGACTGATCCATAAGTGCATTAGCCATTGACGTAATCTCCCAAATTGAATACTTTCATCTTCACACCGCTTCCCTGGCGGATGGTTGCCAGCAAATAGCGTTCCGCATCCAGAAAGTGAAACGTGTTCTTGTTCTCTATGTCAGACGTTGGCGCACCGGCCTTATCCCGTTTGCGCCGATATCTGCCTTTCTCGTCTATTATACCATTCAAAGTGTTAAAGTAGACTACACCATTGTTACTATGCGCAGCGTATACCCGGTTAATGCCCATATCCACATCATCTGTGGCCGGGGGCATGACATTCATTCCATGCGATGCGAACTCGGAGCGCCACTGGTCTTCCGAACGAGCGCCACCATAGGCCGTTGGAACTCCATTCTCTTGCTTAAGAATATCCTTGACGTGCTGTTCAATGGTTTTGTTGCCCGAAAGATATTCCCGGTAAGCGTAAAGCGTTCCGGTGCCCGGTTCTTCAGCATAATGCACGGCGCACATATGCGCGCCACCAAAGTCCATGCCAATATAGCGCTTCCAGCTTTCCGGGATTTGAAACGGCTTAATCACATGCTTGGCCGGGTCAAAGCTATCATAGATCAGGAACCGGCGCGATGCCTTTCTTCCGCGGTAAAACATCTGGAATTCTTCATCAGGCAGCAGCCGCCGCGCTTCTTCGTATTCTTCCATTGGAAAGGACGGATTAAGGATCGAGTCAAACTGTACCACCAGTGTATCCCGAGCACTCGAGTTGGTGACTTCGATTTCAGCCATTCCCACACTCTTATAATCCGTGCTTCCTTCAGCGATAGCCGGGTCGACTACGTGCTGCGTGAACCAGCCAATATTGTACAGCGTGGTAGTCATCAGCATTCTGCCGCGTTTCAGCGCAAGTCTGCGCCGGATCGCTTTGTAAGCATCAAACGTGAACCTGTCCTGTCCACATTCATCCAACCATCCAGCCTGGGCCGTGGCGCTTTCCAGACCGCCGAGCGCATCCGCCGAGCGCAGAATAATGCGCCCCCACATAACATCCGTTGATCGCTGCGCCAGGAACTTTCCTGTGAGCGGGTCGGCCAATTCAATCACCCGGTCACCGCCCCAAAATCTTCCGATCCCGTAAATGTGCTCAAACACAGCCAGCATCGCCGGTAGCATTTTCAACTTAAACAAGTCAAACGAAGACGTAACTGCAAGATAGTCACCGCCACCACGTTTGCCGTATATTTCCTCAAACAGCCACCAGGGACCGAAGCTTGTCTTCCCGCTTTGCGATCCTGCCGACATGACACAGCTGCGCATAGTCGAGTCCCAAATGAGATCCTGCGCCTGATGGAACGGGATAGGATTCAGATCCTCGGTATGTAGATGGCGCTCGGGCCATTTCTTTTTTACTTCGTCAATGAATGCGGCTTTTTCTTTAGCTTGCTGTATCAGCAAACTCGCCCTCAATGACATCCGTGCTTCCGGAGACAAGTAGTCCTGCAACGAATTCTTTTCCAAGTTCTTCCTCCGCCTGTTCGACCGTAATCTTCCCGGCCTTAATCAGTTGAACGATTTCAGAGCGCCAGTCACTCACTTCAAGCTGTGACTTACTCGGGGCAAACAGCCCCATCAGTTTAGCACGATGATCCATGATCTTAAGCACACGATCTACTGCCTTCAGATTACCGGCCAACGCATCCCCGAGGATTGCTGTCTGTAGCTGGTCCAGGCGGTCCAACTCGAGCAACCGTAGATCCTGGGCCGTATCCAGAGACGAAGAGCGTAGCCGGTCCAGTTCTGCCTTAACATCCCGGTAAGCATAGCGCTCGTCATACGTAGACGGCAGCGCATCTTTGCCGTAGCGCTTAATCATCTCCTGGTGGATCTCTCTATAATTCAACCCTGCCGTGCGCAGCTTCATTGCATACGCCTTGCGCTCCGAAACCGTAATCGTTATGGCAGTGGTTGTGTTTACCGCGGTACTTCCCATGCTTCTCCTATGCGTATAGCCGATGCCGAGTAGCCCCTCAACTGTAAATACTAAACATCCTTATTTACACATTTACTAGCGCTTTCCTGGGGGCGCGTGTACGACTTTCGTGTAATTATAACAGACTTTGGAGATATTTATACCGTAGGATGGCCGACTATTGAGTGAGTATGCGCCACCATTACACCGAGTTACAAACATTTTCTATATATTAACTATCCCCCTCCCGTGTTCCCGTGGGCCTATGATACCACACGATCTTGATTTTGTGTAGCCTCCATTCAAAAAATACATCCGTCCAGTACAAAGATAGTCCGTTCATCCAAAAAACGTAGTCTTTTTATAGTCCGTTTTTCCTGTTACTCTATAGTCCTTTTATAGTCCGTTTGCGCATCTCATTCTCATTTGTCCGTACCGACACTTTGACAAAAATTGAGACGCGTTTCAGAATATCGTTTTCTCCGTAGGTGAACTTTGTAAAAAATGAGACCACGTTTGAGAGGGAATAACTTTA